CCATAGAACAGTGATACTGTATACCTGCATCCCGTCGCGAGACGCCGTGCATCCGTTGTTGTTAAGGCCCCTCTTTTGAGGGGCTTTTTTGTGCCCGCCCATAAATCGGTTATACTGTGTCAAGGCTGTACCTAGGCAGCCCATCGTCGAGATGACGATAAACTTCCCATCATGATGGAGGCCCAAACATGGCCAAAATGACGAGCACAGGCGTAACCCTTGGGGTCGTAGCAGACGTTCCCGCAACCTTTGATGACACCGGGTATTCCGCCCTGACCTTTGTTGACGTTGGCGCTCTTGTGGATCTCCCGGAATATGGTCCCTCGGCCGCCGTAGTGGAGAGTAACCCGCTCGCCACGGGCATCGTTGAGAAATTCAAGGGCTTTATCAACAACGGCTCACTCTCGCTGGGCCTCGAAATTGATTTTGAAGATGCTGGCCAATCTATCTTTGAGACCGCCGTTACCGGTGCGACTCAAAACGACCAGCACTCTTTCCAAATCACCTATCCGGACGGCACCACCGAATACTTTACCGGCAAGATCTTCTCCTATACCCGCGCCACCGGTTCTGCTAATAGCATGATCGGCAGCACGGTACAGGTTGAGATTGATACCGCTATCGTTCGCGTAGCACCAACCCCCTAACCCCAAATTGACCGGCTAGCCCGCAAGCGAAAAGCGGCCTCATCCACCGCCTGCCGGTCATACCCTTGGATGATAATCGCGAGGCATGAGATATGAGTATCCTAAAGCAATTCGACACAGTAGCCGCGTCTGAAGAAGGCGCGTGGCTGCACCTTTGTGCACCTGGCACAGATGAAAAGGTCTACACCGACAAGGCACAGAAAAAGCCGCTGCGCATCAAGCTCAAAGGCCCGGACTGTGACGCATGGACCAGCTTCCAGCGCAAGGCCATGAAGGCGCAAGGTAAGAAAGACGACCGCGGCCCTGAAGACGTGGCGCTCGAAGACAGCAAGCTGTTTGCCAAAATGACGCTGGCATGGGAGAACATGCCCGCTGAAGTTGGCGAGTGCAATTATGAGGCTGCCATTAAGCTCTACATCAACTACAAAGACATCCGGATGCAGGCGCTCCGGTTTGTGATGTCGCAGGAAAATTTTACGCAGAAGCTGCCGACAGACTAAAGCTCTGGGCAGCGCAACTCGGGTGGCTGCACAGCGTACCGGAGCGCAAGCACAAGGATGACAGGCGCACCCGGTACGAGCAGTACGGCCCAGATCACCCCTATACGGCCATGCCGGAGCTTGACGAGCACGAGTATCTGGCCGGGCTGTTTATGGACACCGGCATGGCCACGCCCGCAGGGATGGGTGGGCAGGTGGCGCTGAGCTGGGCAGAGTTGCAGGCGTTCGACCATTGCGGACGCTTGCAGTTAACCGGCTGGGAGCTGTCCCGCCTTATGGACATGTCCCGCGCCTACTGCCAGTGGCTGGCCAAGGGCGGCAAGCAGGGAGACATCGCGGATGACGTGCCCTATATCGACCGCACGCGGAGCGCAACCGGCTACCTACTCAGGCAGCGTGACGCAAGCGCAGCAAACCGTGATAAACTAGAGTAAAGCAACGTCGGGAGACAGTCGCACATGGCCACATCAATGGCGGATCTGGGTTTTAACATCGACTCGTCACCGATGCGGCGGGCGTCTCGCGAGCTTGACCGTATGTCTACGGCGTCTGGAAGGGCAGAGCGGTCTGCTGACGGCCTCGCTGGCGCTTACAGGGCAGTAGGCGCTGCGGTTGCAGCTTTGGGGCTTGCTCAGTTAACCCGTAGCGTATTCGATACGGTGCGAAGCACGGAAGCGCTTCAGGCATCACTAAAAACTGTTACCGGCTCCATATCTGAAGCTAATGCAGCATGGGACACACTAGAGCAATTCGCGAAAACGACACCATTCACCCTTGATCAGTCGGTTAAAGGCTTCATTCGCATGAAGTCATTGGGGCTTGACCCTACAACCGACGCCCTTGAATCATTTGGCAACACCGCGTCTGCAATGGGCAAAGATCTGATGCAGATGATTGAGGCCGTTGCCGATGCCTCAACCGGCGAATTTGAGCGCCTAAAAGAGTTTGGCATTCGCGCCAGAACCGAAGGCGACAACATCCGTTTCATATTCCAAGGTATGGAAACGGTCGTTGATAACAGCTCCACGGCTATTACCGGTTATCTTGAGTCGCTTGGTAATACGGCATTTGCCGGAGCTATGGCCGATCAGATGGACACTGTTAGCGGCCAGGTTTCTAACCTTGAAGATCAGATAGACTCACTCTTTAGGGCCATTGGTGACGCGGGCGCAACGGATCTATTCAAAGAGTCAATTGCAGGAGCATCTGACGCGGTAGAGACTCTGACAAATAACCTTGATCAGGTAGCCGCAGCCGCTGCGGGTGTTACTGCGGCAACTGGCGCTTACCTGTTATTCTCTAACGCCACAGCAGCAGCGACCGCCGCACAAGTTGCGTTTAATGCCGCCGCGAGAGTCAATCCATACATTTTCATTGCTTCAACAATAGCTGGCGCTACCGCTGCCGTATGGGCTTTCACTAATGCGCAGTCGTCGGCAACTGAAGTATGGGAACGCGCCACAGAGTCCGAAGCTGCTTATCAGGCGGCGTTGGCTGATGTGGGTGCGGCGAACCGGATTCAGCAGATTGCCAAGGAGCGAGCCGAGCTTCAGGAAAGGCTGGTTGACGCCCAGTCTAGGTGGATAAGAAACGGCACAGAAGAAGAGCATATCAAGCAACGACTGGCAGAGCTTGAAGCCGAGTACCACCAGATCACCGATGCTCGCATTGAAGCAGAAAAAGCGGCAAACGAGCGTAGAGAAGAGGCTAGAGCCAGAGAAGAGGAGGCGCTAAAGCGTCAAGCCGAAATTGAGCGTCAACAGGAAGCTGCAAAAGCAGCGGCAGCAAAAGCAGAAAGAGACGCGGCCATAGATCAGATTGACCTTTTGCGAGAGCGCTTAGGACTGCTCAAAGAGGGAACGGTTGAGTTCCGTCGGAACATGGAAACCGTCAGGGAGGCCGTGGCCCTCGGCATTATCACAAAAGATCAGGCCGCCCAAATCGTACAGGCCCTGCCGGACGCCGCCGAAGAATCCGGCGAAGAGTTCGTCAACGAGTGGCAATCCGTCGCTGACCGCGTAGCCAGCAGCCTACAAGACGCCATAGCCTCGGGCGACTGGGACAAAATCGGTGACGCCATCGGCAACAGCCTGGCCACGTCCATAGCCGGCATCGTCAACAAGACGATCACCGACTCTCTGGCCAAGGACCTGACCTCGAACAGCAGCGCCCTTGCCCAGATCGGCGGCGCGTTTGCCGGCCCCATTGCCGGGGCGGTGGCAGGCGGTGCGATTCAGCTGGCCGTGTCCGAGCTATCCGACTTCTTTAGCGGATCGGACTGGGACCCGACCGAGGCGCGGCAGGCGGCGCAGGGCACCGGCACGGTGCTGGGCTCCATTGATGCCAAGTCCGAGTCTATCGCCAAAGCCGTGGACATCAGCGCGGGGGCGTCCCGTGAGCTGGTGGGCATCAACCGGGATATGTTGCGGGCTTTGCAGACGCTGCAACTAGGCATTGCCGGGGCGTCCGGGATGGTGGCGCGGAGTTATGGTGGGATCAACTTCACGGCTCAGGACCTGTTTAGCCAGACCGACATGGCGGGAGCCGGGATGCTGCTGGGCGGCTCTATATTCGGCCTCGGCAGCCTCGGGGCGGCCGGCTTGATAGGCAACACCCTCGGCCCGATCGGCGGTCTGCTCACCACCGGACTTTTGGACGGAGCCATCGACTTCATCGATAACTTGGCAGGCGGCCTGTTCTCGGATATCGGCAGCTCCATCTTCGGCGGCAAAACCGATGTTAAAGATGTGGGCATTCAGTTCTTCGGGGCAACCCTCGAAGAGATGATTCGTGGTTGGCGCGATGGTGACAACTACTACACCGCGCAAGCCTACGCCAGCATCAAGCGAGACGGCGGGTGGTTCGGCTCTGATGACCGGTGGGACGAATTTCAGCGACTCGGGCCGGAAGCCGAAAACCAGATCAGCCTGGTATTCATGGGCATCCGAGATTCGGTCACAGCGGGCGCGGAAGCCCTCGGCATGTCCGGCGCTGAGATCCAATCCGCCCTTGATACGTTCCGGGTGGAGACACAAAAGATTAGTCTTGAAGGCTTGAGCGCAGAAGAACAGACGGCGGAGCTGGAGGCCGTGTTCAGCTCGATATTCGACCAAGCCGCAGGCGCGGTCGTGCCGTATCTGGACGACTTCCAACGCGCAGGCGAGGGGCTCGGCGAGACGTTGGCGCGGGTGGCCACGCAGGTGCAGGTGACCGAGCAAGCCGTGGACATGCTGGGATTGCAGTTCAGCGACCTGGCTGGCGCGGAACTGATCGAGGCGTCTCAGCGGCTGGTAGAGCTTGGCGGCGGGCTGGATCAGTTCATCAGCAACATGCAAAACTTCATCGGCAACTTTGCGACCGAGGCGCAGCAGTTCGAGATTAACGCTAATGCGCTGGCGCAAGGCATGGGTGACTTGCCGCTGCCAGAGACGCGAGATGGCTTCTGGGCCTTGATGCAAGCACAAGACGCATCCACGGCGGCAGGCGCTGAGAATATCGCCACGCTGTTGCGGTTGCAGGGTGTGGCGGATCAGTATTATAGCGCTGTTGAGAAGGCCCAGGACGAAGCGCAGAAGGCGCAGGAGCAGTATTACGCCACTGAGATCAGCGGCCAG